CCTTAATGATTCGCCTGCTGTTATCAGATTTGATACGTAAACAGTCCATACGCAAACCCGGGCATTTATCTTCATAGATCTCGAAATCTGGGCACATGCTAATAATAGTATTTGTTTGAACGTAGCTTTCAGCATGCAGCGGGTTAGCTTTAGGCACTACAAAGAACCGCGCGGGTAACTGCAGTTCTTCTTGTATAATTTCATAGTATGTTTTTGAAACGCGCTGTCTACCATCGGAACGATCACCTGATGCATCACCTGTAATCAGTAGCGGTATAGTACAGGGGTAAATAGCAGTATCGGACCAACGCCCGATTTTCTTATTTGTTTCGGCAAATACCCATTCACGAAACGCTTGACACGTGTCATAGATTGAAGCTTCACCGCGTTCTTCTGAACCTATCTTAAATTCTTTAACGATGTGTACACCGTAACGATAACGTGAACGTGCAGATACATCAGGCGCCAATGTAGTTTTGCGCATAACGGCGGCGGTCATTGGTATTTTATTAAAGTCAAACGAAACGTAAATCTGCTCAGTTTCCCAATTGATTTTCTTTGAAGGCTGAAATACTTTTTGCTGAATGCTTTTATCCTTTAGTACGTAAACCCATGCTTCACCACTATAATCAACAAATACAGATTTGTATTCCTGTTCAAATGTTAGCCTATCTAAGTCACGGCTTGCATCAGCAACTTCATCAGGATCAATAGCTGGGTTATCTGTTGTTTCCATGCGAAACGTTATCCAACTTTCGCTGCCGTTTTCGCTTTGCGGCAAGTCTATATCATTGTAGCAATTCTTTTCGACATTGCCAGCCTTAGCGCCGTTGCGGCATAGTTCATACCAATAGTTATCTTTACCCGCTGCTGTGCCAATAAAAAACGCCTCACCTTTGTAGTCAGTTAAGGTAGGGCGTGCAACTGTTTTCCAATGATATTCTAATATGTGGCTTGGTATCTTTTGTGTTTCTTCATAAATTACCCGGTGATACTTACGCCCGCGCCCTTTATCCTTTCGCCCTTCATCGCCAATGGACCAAACTTCTAAAACGCCGCCGTTTAGAAACTGCATTATCTTTGAAGTTTCATCTTTATGTTTAATGATGCCGCCCTCAGATATAGTTTTGTAAGTATCGACAATCTTATTCCAGCTTTGTGCAAAATCTTTGAAGTCATCAACAAAGATACCTACGAACTTACCTTCAAATACTGCTGGGCTTATAAGCGGCAATGCAACCGATGTTATCAATTCAGTCTTGCCAAACCTACGCGCACAAACAATACAGTTAAACCTTCGCTTATTATCTAAGATTCGTTTTTGCCCGGTGTGCGGCTTATATAGCTGTATGTTTATGTTACGCGGCACTACTTAGCTTCAGGTGGGTATTGAATGTTGATGTTTATGTTTTTGTCATCTTGCGTTTCGCCCTTCGGTTCTATTATGCCATAGTTAAACCCTAACAATAGTTTAGTAATTGCAGGATTTGATTTGCCATCTAAACCCCTTACTACTTTGTTTGTTAGTATTTTATGTTTCGCGCGCGCTATAAATACCGAAAATTCAGGCCTTTCGGCGTAATTTAAAAGCGTATCAGCATCACAATCTAAAAAATCAGCTAAACCATAGATAGTATATGGTATTGGGTCTGGCAAATCAATTACTTCATAATAGTCACGTGTTTTTACGACTTCTTTTTTTGTACGTGAATCGCAATAATCAAAATACGCTTCAATTTTACTTTGCAGTTCTTCGGGCGTTTTAAATAACAATTTTCTACCTGCAATTCCTTTCATATTTTCATTTTAAGCAACTTTTAATAAGTTTTGATATCTATACACCAATTTAATATAAAAATGCCTTAAAACACCTTTTAAATAAGTTTTAAGACTATATCTATATTATTATTAGTATTATTATTTATATTATTATTATTATTTATTATTATTGTTAACACTTGTTACATTAAGTGTAACACATAAGTAATTGATATATAGTACATGTTACGTGTTTACACCTGTTACGCTATATTCTACACACATATGTATTTTTTAGTTTAAATACGCATGTGTGTGTATGCGTCGTATGTGAGAAAAACCCCGTAACGGGTGTTAACAGCGTAACAAAACTAATAATCAAACAGTTAGGTGTTACATGCTGTGTAACCTGTGTTAACATTTCAAATAAAAAAACCGCTGCAATTGTTGAACAGCGGTTAGCGGCAAACCGCAGTTAAGGCAAAAGTAAGTATTAGTTTTCAGATTTTAAAACTTTTCGATGTGAAAATTCAATATTTGATTTTTGATAGTTCAACGGATTGCCATCTAAAAACGTCATAGTGTACTTTAAATCATGGTTTTTAAGCGGAAAAAGCAAATGATGTAATAACATGCCAGTATTGTTTATAATCCTATTTTTTTTAACATGCCATTTAAAGTTTTTGCATTTTTCGTAATCAGAATCATCAATCATAATGTAGTCAATACAAAGATTGCGTTTGAAGATTTGAAGTAGTTTCATTTGCGTATTTTTTAATAAAATCTGATTTTTTAATAATTTCACCTGCATTGTATAAACAATTAAAACCTTTATCAGGCTTTATTTCCATTTCAAAAAAAACTTCATTTTCTGTAAAATCACCTGAAAGCCCTGTTGATTCATTAGCACTTGCAGTTATCCATACAGAATTCCTATAATCAGGTGTATCAACTATTTTTTTATGAAATATAATTTTAAAATCATTAGTAAAATTTATAAATTCATTTTGTTTAAATCTAAAATAAATTAAATTACCATCATTAGTATCAATAAAAACAGGATTTTTACAAATATCAAAAAAATAAGATTTAGTTTTAAATTTTTTAGATTGTTTATATTTTATGTATTTTTCTCTTTCGATTTTTAAATAACTTAAAGTTTTAAATGTTTCAGATAAAGATTCTAAATCATAGTTAATAGATTCTTTGTAAGGTGTTTTATCAGGATATGCAACTAATTCAACTTTAAATTTGCTTGCATCTAAAACCCAAATCATTTTTTCACCATAAAATTCTTCTCTTGCTCTTATTTCTTGCGGGGTTATTGAACTATGCTGAAATTCTATAACAATACCATTATCTGTTTTAACATCAGCTATATGTTTTTCGCCTGTTTGTTCGCATTTATGTATAATTTCTCTATTTTTTTCTGGAAATTGTTTTTGCCAATTTAAATGCCATTCTGTCATAGGTTTAAACCAATTAGAACATTCATTTTTAACTTTGTGTGAAAAATGCCAAACATTTATTTCTCCTTGTTTAGCTACAACTTGACTATTGCAACACGGGCATCTTAAATCTAAATTTTCAGATTTTTTATACTCTTCTGCACTTACTTTTTTGTTATCATATAACGCGTAATTCATAACATATTTTTTAAAAAACTAAGCCCCGAAATCAATAGGGGCACTACTACCTATATCATTCAGGGCTTTAAATATCTTTTATGATTCATTGTAGTGCCGAATCAGTACACAAATATAACACTTTTATTTTTCTAATTCATCATTAAACGCTGATTTTTTCAGCAAATCAGTATAATTCATCGAACCTTTGCGGCTGACATCGCGGCCAAATATTTTACCAAACTTTTCGGCAGCATCTTTAACGGCGTATGTTTCGGCAGCGGGTGCAGCTTTTTGCACACCATCGGTTTTAACTGCGTTCCAATCGGTTGCGCCTGCACCTTTGTCTGTTTGTATTGGTGCAGCGCCTATGCCGTCTTGCCACATTGGTTGCCCTGAAATAGGGTTTATTACGTGCAGTCTTACAGTTACTACAACGCTATTAGCTACTATTTGTGTGTTGCGAATTTCTACGTTAAAATTGCCAAAAATACGTGTTAGTAAATATTCTATTTTTTCAATAGGAATATATCTGTAATCGCGAATCATTGGATGCTGAACTAACCACTTAGCTGGTGGATCTTGATTAAGCAATACCGTTAGCGCATTTTGCTTTAGGCTGTCTTCATTTTCTACTAATAGGTCCTGAAGTGTCGGAAGTTTTGTTAGTTGTGTCATAATGGTTTAAATTTAAAAGTTTATCTAAGTTTATCTAAGTTTATCTAAAGTTTGACTAAAGTTTATCTAATTATTAGCGTTTAGTTAATCACTTAGCCCAGTTAGGCAATGAAAGAATATGAATTTTGTTATCAGTTGTATAGCCGTGGAAATTATTTGTTTCCTTGCATTTTTTAAGCGTTTCGATATCGGCTAAATATTCTTGGCGCCCGCGTTCAATAGCTTCTGGATCAAGTTCATAAAGTTCGACATTAAATGGCGCTTCTTTTTCAACGGCTATAAATATAAAGCGTTCGGCCTTTGTTAGGTCCATATAAAACGCAGCTTGCACGTGATAGCGATAATTCCAAACAGATTTAGCAAATTCACCGGGTGCTGAATTAGTTGTTGTTTTAAGGTCTATGCAAACGTTATACTTTGTGTTAAGAAAATCTACTTTGCACTTAGCGTCAAGTTCTGCAATTTTACCGAATATAGGCAATTCCGCTTGACCTTGTTCTAAAAGTATTGCCGCCTTCGGATGTGCTAAAACAGCGTTTCTAATGTTTAGGGCTAATTCGTAATCTTTATGCGATACAAATAATTCTTTGCCTTCTGATTCAGCAATAAAAGATTCATAAATCAATTTACCTTCTTTAGTGCGGCGGTCGCATTCTGGCATAACGGCGTAATTATCCTGATTAAATACAACGCTATGAACTAAACTACCTAAGTTCATTGCAGATGTTGGCACTTGTTTTTCGCCTTCTATATAGGCTAAATAGTGCGCGGGTGACTTATGTACTAAGTCTAAAAGTGATTTACTGATGTACTCAGTTTTACGGTGATACTCTTGGTTTGTCATAAATTTTTAAAATATTTTATTAAATAATAGCACAAAATTAAAAAACCTTTTTAACTTTGCAACACAATTGAACGAAAAATTAAAAAAATTTTATGAAAACATTTGAACAGCTATCTATTCGATGCGACATTTTAGGCATCAGTATTTCGGAACTTTGCAGGCGCGCAGAAGTTGGGCGGCAAACTGTTGAATACTGGTCTAAGGTTGAACCGCAAACATTGATCATCTATTTTAAACTTATGAATGCTTTAAACCAAATTGAAAATGAACACAATACAGCTACGGCCATATCAATCGAAAAGCGTAAGCGACATAAGAGAGAGTTACCGACAGGGGAATAAAAAAGTTCTATTTGTGTTACCAACGGGCGGCGGCAAAACTGAAACGTTTATTTATATGGCAATGGAAGCAGTTAGCAAAGGTAAACGCGTTTATTTTTTAGTGCATAAAAAAAACCTTGTTAATCAGATTTCGGAACGTTGCAAAAGATACGGTCTAAGGCATGGTTTTATAGCGGGTAACAGACCAAAACAGTATTATTTACCAGCACAGGTATGCAGCGTTCAAAGTTTAAAGAATAGGCTTAATGAAGTACCGCAACCTGACCTACTAATAATTGATGAAGCGCATCATTCAAACGCTGGTACATGGAAGGACATTTTAGATTTTTACAAAGATTCTGTTTATGTTTTAGGTGTTACTGCTACACCTTGGCGCGGCGATGGTCAAGGCTTAGGCGATGTGTTTTCTGATTTAGTTTTAGGGCCATTACCCGCTGAATTAGTGCAAATGGGTAACTTAGTGATGCCTGAATATTACAACTTCAAACCTTTGGCGGATTTTACAAAGATTAAAAAGGATAAAAACGGCGAATACAAAGCTGATGACCTATTTAAAGAAATGGATAAACCAGCTATAACAGGTAATGCAGTTGAAGAGTATAAGCGTTTGGCACCGGGTGAACCTGCTATTTATAGCTGCGTAAATATTAAGCATGCTGATAACGTTGCAGCGGCATTCAATGAA